ATTGGCAGATAATCCCTCAAGGTTACAAACCCCGGAGAAACCGACCCAAGGTCATTCACGAATTGCGTCGAAGCAACCTTGTACGGAGCCTGGAAGCTTTGAGTCACAGAGAATGGACTTCCTGACACAGCGTAATCTGCTGGTCCTGGAACCATGAAGCTGAAGTTCGGATAGAAGTTACCGTTGTCGTTCGGCAAAATGGTCATTTGACGCTTCAGGTTAGACCCCGTTGCATACAGAAAGTCGTTGAAGCTGGTTGGGGTTGTTGCCAAAGCTGTGAGAACGGAAGCTGTGAGGTGAAACAAACGGGCGTACTTGCCTGTTGCGAAGTCCCGCACGTAGTTCTCCAGGTTCAGGTAGTGTCCATACCCTCCAAAGGATACATCGACGTTGATTGGGGCCTTTGTGGTTCCATCTCTTTCGTAGAATGGAGTTGTGATCACCCCACCATGGGTAGAGTAGAAGCTCCTATAAGGCGATTCCGTCGTGTAGAATGGAGGAAGGTAGAACTTCAAGGAGTCGTGGAGCAAAGCGCTTCCTGACGCCGGTCCGTTCGTTTGAAGGGTAGTAATCTCGTCGTCGCTCAGGTAGCGGTTGTAGAGCTTGAGCTCATGCACCTCGGCGTTCAGAGGGTGAACCAAGGACGAGGTTGCAGGTTGCTGACCTGTCCCTCCAATGAGCTGTGTGAGCCCATCCCTGGATGCCACCTCGGCTGTGAAGAAGTATTCAGGGTTCTTTCCAGCAAAGAAGTTGCCGACGAACAAGCAGTTCTCGGAAAACCTGTCCGCAAGACTAGAGGAAGGAATGACAAAAGTTCCCGCTGTTGTGCCGTCGATAACGAAGGAGCCGGAACCATTGTTGTAGGATTGACCTCCCCAACGGACGGTAACGTGATGCCACGTATTCCATGTAAGGGAGTTGTCGTCGGAGAAGAAGATCAAATCACTTGGGAAAGCTCCCGCTGCCGCCACGCTCGGGGATACCTCAGCGCTGTGGCTGAGTTGCAAGACGAGCTTGAACCCATCCACCTTGCCGTTGATGTCCCTGGAAGAGCCAGAAGCCAGGGAGATGGCAAAAGAGGAAGAGCGGTGCAGGATCGTACCCGTTTTGAACCCAGCACCCTCGTAGTCGTTGGTGTATCTTGGGTTGATCCAGAAGTCCAGGGAGAATGCTCCAGTAACGGCGTACTGCTTGGAGTTATCTGCGTAGATAAGAGCAGTGTCACTTGGAAGACCGGAGCCGGTCACGAAGTTCAGGCTGTTGTAGTTTGCGAAAGCAAAGTGGGCTTCGGGGTAGACTGTCCTGTAGTAGGGCATCAGGTTGTTCATCACAACCTTTTTCCTCGTGCTGTTCGAGCTAAACTGCGCTGACGGTGTAAACCGGATGATTTCAACAGTTTGCTGCTTCCTGGAGGAGACGGACTGCGAGTTCACCAACTGGAAGTAGGTGCTCAACATCCCCGACTTGTTGGAAGCAGTTGAATCAACAATCGCCTGCCTGATAACGTCTAGGTCCTGATCTGCAAAGGAGCCCGTGAAAATGGAAAGAGGGTGAACCTCCTTCTCGTAGGAAGACCTACGAGCGAAGACGTTGAGTGTGCCACTTACAACTCCCTGGGAGCTCGAAAAGAACGTTCTTGGTGGGTGGGTGGTAAGGGTGAAAACTTCAATGTCGTCTGGGTTGATCCTCTGGACCATTTTTCCTCGCTGTCAGAAGTCGAGTCTGACCTTGAGGGTCATGTCCCGCTCATCATCCTTGAGAACCGGGCGAGAAAGCTTCGCAACAGCCAAAAGGTTGTCCAAGGCATCGTAGAGACCAATCGTTGTCACAAAGGTGAATGCACGCTGGTTCTCTTCTTGACCTTCGTCGATAACCTGGATTCTACCATCGGAGTCGACGTACGTTGGGTTGGACGAGTAGTTGAATTCATCGGCCCCCAGGCGGCAGAAGAACAGGGTGCTGTTGATGTTCGTGATGTTCTGGAAGCTGATTGCTGTTCCAGTGCTGCCAGAAAACCTCGTTGTTGCGATGTGATCAAGCACGTCGTCCATCGAGGCCGAAGCAAGGAACTGATTGAACGAGCCCGTGAAACCAACTGTTCCTGCGGTACTGATTGCGTCAATTGTTCCGGTCAAGTACGTTGTGGCTGTACTCTGAGCACAGAAGACCTTGGACATATCGAGAACAGCAACGCCCCTGTCAAGGTAGAGCATTCCAACCTGCCGAGTTGGGTTTGAGCTCACCATGATTGCAGATACCTGACCACCGAAGCTCAGCTCCTTGTTGACCGAAGAGCTCAAGTCAGAGAAGATCACCCCGCTGACTGCTGTAGAACTGAGCTGGTTGCTGGAAGCTGTTTGGTAGAGCTTGATGGCGAGGGTTTCACGCTTGATCTGATCCCTGTGGAAAAGACGCTTGAAACAAATGAACAGCGGCTCGTTGATCGTTGTGGTTGTGGAACCAGAGGTAAACGAGAACTGACTTTCCGCATCACCCAGGAGCGAGCTGGCGAACTGGCGGTACATCGTCATCTTCTCCCGCATCATCAAGGACTGCGATGGGAAGGTGTACTTGCCGTTGGAATCAACCGTGGGACTTGCGCCAGAAACAACAGACGAGCTCACATGGAGTCCGAATGTCATATCAAAGACTGCGTTTGCCGTCTGGAGGGTGAAGTCCTGATCGTAAACCGTCTGGAAGAGTGAGCTAGACACACCTGGGCCAAGTCCTCCGGTCACGTAAACGACTTCTCTCTTTCGGGTAGTTGACCCGGAGATGTCTTCCTGAACAATGTCCACAAGCTGCGAAAGGAAGCTCTTGGAGTTCTTGATGTCAGAAGCGTCAAATTCCTTGAATGTTGCCATCTTTAAGCCCTTTTCAGCTCAGCTTGTTAACTTTGTTTGGATTGCCAAACGTTTTGGTGGTTTTATGACACTCGGCACACAAAGTTCTGCCATTGTGTGTATTCCATAGTTCTGAACAACTCAGCGCTGCTTCAACCGAAGTGATTTTGTTGTCGTCCAAAATCCGATAAAAAGGCTTAATGTGATCAACATTAAGTTTTCCACCTCTGGTGCCGCAAAACAAGCAAGTGAAATTGTCTCGCTCCATTATGCTTTGTTTCCACGCACGCATTTTTGTGTGATTACGTATCCGTTTACTCAGCTTTGTCTTTCCGCCCTTCCAATTTGGGTGGTTTTTCCCTGACATTCTTTTGGAGATTACCATTTTCACTTCTTCTGAATGGGTTTTACCCAAGAAGCCCCCTGGCTGTCCAAACATGGGGTTGTATTCGCCATTATACTTGCCCTTTTTTGCTTCGGACATCTTTCTCCTTGTCTCCTTGGAGTGGGTTTTGCCATACATGGGATTAGTTTTGTCTTTGGCGTGGCTCATGTCAGGTAACTATATGAATTACGAGGTTTTATTCACCTGGACTTCAAATTCCAGAACGGCTCCCGATTGGATGCCGGAAACACGAACGAATGTGGAAATCAAGTTCTTGTTGTACTTGGCTCCGTACACCTGGAACTGCGATTCCGTGATTGCTTTCACCCCAATGGAGAAAGTAACCTGAGAACCTCCAACTGAGGTCTCTGCTGCATCCCTGGAGATGATGTAGGTTGCTCTCTGTTGCACATCCACGTTGTCAGGAGCACGGGAAAGAACCTGGAGGAACCTATTGTCCAACTCCAGGACGAAAGCCTGATCCCTGAGCTCCACATCAATCGTTGTTTCACCGCCACCAATCGTTTGTTGGATGGCGAGTTGACGGGTACGGGTCGTTGTGGTACCAATAGAGACGACGTTGGTGGTGCTATTCACCCCAATGCCAGCAAGAGCGAGACTTGGGAGGCGAATCAGGTTTGGGTTCGACAAGGAAACGCAGCGATTCTTCAAAGCAAACGCCCCATTTGTCAGGGCTTCAAAGACCGGAGTGTTCTTCTCGATCTTTTCCTTGCCAACTGTACGGCCGAACTGCTTGATGATGGTGTAGTCGATCTCGTCATCGCCAACCGCAAACTTCACAATGGAAAAGCTTCCATCGTTCCTGGAGATGAATGCGCGACCTGTGTCTGTCAGCGCAGCGTCCAGGATAATGTTGTTTGTGCTTTGCTGTAGGAATCCCACTGCTTACCTCTATTCTGAGCTAACTAGAGCCGCCCGGTATTTTTGGCTCCTGGAATGGCGGAGTTGATTTTGGTGTCGGGGCTTGTTTTTCTGGAATCCTCGATCGTTACATCGACCGTTTGCTGAGATTGCAAATCAATGTTGATCAACTGAATCCTGTAAAGTCCATTTTGGCGATCGGTCTTCAACAGACCAAGGTCCGTTCCGTCGCCTTTTACGAGCTTCAGGTATTCCGGGTTAAACACCACCCGCATAGTAGTGTGGCCCGAATCCTTCATTGTATCCACGAAGGTATCTGCGTTCAGATACGCATTCGGGTACTGTTTTGGGGCTCCAGAGATGGAAATGAGCTTCTTGACAAGCTTGTTGGCGAACTTGTCAAAGGACACCTGGAGTTGCATCGAGTAGTTGGAGGTCAGTCCATGGGCATCTACCGCTGCCACAGCGTAGATGTAGTTGGATTCCTTGCTAAACTCCCTGTCAAGGAAGACACCCACAAAGCTTGGTGTCTTCACAACCAGCTCCGGGAGTGGGTACTCGGCAAGGGGGACGATCGTGTTGGTGTCGTTGAAGTCCCACATCTTGATCAACTGGAAAGGATCGGCGATGCTCCTTCTCCTGAAGAGTTGGATGTACTTGATGTCCTGCTGCGAATTTGGCGGCAAGTTCCAGGTGCACCTCAAGGCTCTCTCGCCAAAGTCCCAGGCGAGATTGAAGTCTGCTGGTGGTGGTGGAGGAACCATCTCCACTGTCTGGACTTCAACCTCAGCAGTGAGCTTAGATCCAACCAAGAAGGATACCAGCAAGTTCTGGCTCGTGGACTCTTCTGTCGACCGAGCTTCCACTAGGAACGCAGCCCTGATCTTGTAGAAGTACGATGACCCATAACGAATCTTCCCGTCGTAGGTCACTGAAATCCTTGGATCTTCAACTACGATAGGATCGTAGACCTGTTCTGTTCCATCAGACTTGACTTCTCGTTTCTCGATGATGTATCCGATGCTCTGGGCAACAGGCTGGTACCCGTTGGTATCGAGAGGTCGAACACCAACGTAAGAGAGAACCTCGAACTCGAAGTCATTTGGACTGAAGATGTTGGAATTTGCACTGGCAACAGCAATATCTTGAATTTGCTGCATCTTCTTCAAGAACTCCGATGCCCCAAGTTCATCTGCAAAGACGCCAACGGAATCTGTCCTTGCAGAGGTGATCATTGGAACCAAGAGCCTGTTGCTCACCCTGGTGCTCAGGGCTACCTCCTTGATCCTTCCCAGGATGCTATCGCTTGCTTGTCCCTTGGATTGGAAGAGGACACCTTGCCTGGAAAGATCAGAGATGATCTCCGCAAGGAAGGATGCCGAGACCTGATCGCTCGTATTACGATTCAGCAAGGCAATGAGCTCGTTGGCTGACTGTGTTGTCTCAAACTCCGGGAGCTGCTTGGCAAGCTGATCAGCGAAGAACTTCAACTTCAAGTCCAAACCACTATCCTGCAACTCCAGGGTCGTGTAGTCGGCGTTGGTAAAGGTTTCCTCGCTGTGCAGCTTTCCAAGGTTGGCTTGAATTGAAACACGGGGTCGAATGTCTGGGTTGAGAACCACAGGCTTCCAAACGAGCTTCACGAGCCTTGGAAGCCGCCTTGTCTTCTCGACGAACGAGGCATCGAACGACTCGGACGGAAGCTGTTTGAGGGCGGCCTGGGACGATCCAAGGCCGTTCTCGAACTCGTCCTTCGTCCAGTAGTTGTAGACGAACTTAGCTGAGAAGCTCTCAACATCTGGAACGTCAAGGATTGCTGCGTTCTTTGATGGAATGGACTCGATCATGGTTGCACCAGCTCAATTGTGACGAAAAAGTCCTCAAAGACCACGTCTTGGTTGGTTCGTGGTGTCATTTTGTAGATACCCGAAGCCAATGCCTGTTTGTCAAGCTTCTCCCTAAGAAAGCCCTTCTCCAGGAATTCCCTTCCGCTCTCGTCTGCAATGGTTGCGTCGTAGTCAATCTCGAAGCTGTCAACATCCAATGGCAGGGTGAAAGTACGCTCAAACAACTTTGGGGAAAGCAGTGTGGCTGTGACGTTTTCAACCTTCAAAGCCACATTTCCGTAGGTGAGCAAGCGGAGGATGTCCTTGGTTGGTTGGTCGACAACTGGGCTAAGGAGCATCTCCTCGATTGGAATGTCGGGTAGAGGTTGCAGGGACGGATTCCTTCTGATTTCTTCCGTCCTCTGAGCGAGGAGGTACTTTCTCACCAACTCAGAGAACCTTGGCGTCAGGTCAACTCCACCGCCGCGGGACAGGGTTTGATAGGTCGAGCTGGTCATGTCCACGAAGGTTGACTCCGTGGCCTTGATAGAGGTAAGAAACTGCACGTACGAAGCCATGAGATCACTTACAACGTGGTTCTCGACAATCTGGCGACGCTGGCTGCTATCCAAGAAGGAATAGCCATCACTCTCCACCACATTCTCCATAGTGACCGGTGTAGGCTTGGAGATGCTCTGGTAGTCAAGCAACGAGACCTTCTTGAGGACGGTGTCGAAGTTGTCCGAAGCTTGGATTCCAAGGTTGGCATACCCATTGGAGAAAAGGGAAAGATCGAAAAGGAACCTCTTGGGCTTGAAGATAAGCTGAGGGAACTCCAAGCTTCTCTTGTAGACCTTGACGGCTACCACGTCGTACTCCTTGCTCTTTTGGAAGGTTGTGGACTCAATGGCATTGCCATTCAATCTCTCAGCCAAGTTCTTGCTGAAAGTGGAAGGGATGCCAACCGTCAACAGACGATAACGCAGGCCAGCGTCGCTCGTCTCCCTGAATTCCTTCTTGCTCAACAAGGAGAGAATTGCATTCCTCACGCTTTGGTCCGTTGGAGAGGTGGGAATGAATTGGAGCTGTTGGGTGTTAGCTGTCAACTTGCTCACAAGCTCGTCACGTTCCTTCACCAAGAGACGAACCTGGGTGGGTGTCAGGTTGCTTGTGATGTCGGCAATGTCCGTTGCGCCTGTACTAGTCACGCTTACCAGCGTTTGTGGTGTGAAATAGTTGTTTGCCACGTCCAGGGCACCACGAAGTCTCTTCTTGATGGTCAGAAAAATGTGGAAGGCGCAAGCAACGGCAAAGTCCTCTTGGAAGAGCTTGAAGCTGATCGAGTTGAGGCTTTGATCGAAAGCCAGGGCGTCAAGGAGATCATTCCTGTTGGAGCTTCCATTGACCCCTCTGAGGGCCAGGGAAGCAGCATCAGTGAACCTCGAACCGGCAGTTGCATGGAGTCCAACCAGAAGTGGAGAGTTGGTAAGGATGCCGTTCTGCACGCTTGCAATGCTCTGTCCTGTTGCATTAGCAACTTGTTGAGCTGCCCCAACAACATTCTCTGCTGCCGTGGCACTGTGATTTCTGGCAAACCTTTGGGAGATTGCTTTCTTTGATGGTGCAATTGGGCTGGATGTTGCAGGAAGGATTGGGAGCGGAAGCTCTGGCTCCGCAAGCAAGGCTTCAATGGCCGAAGCTGACCGCGCGCAGAAAGCTGAGTCAACAACCATATCAGGGAAGTTCACACCAGCAACAGAAGACTGGAACTCAACCCTGGAGTACCTCGTAACCAGTTGAAGGAATGCCTCAAAGGCCATCAACACGAGGGTTGTAACCGAGAAGGAATTGAATCTTGTTCTCTTGAGGCTGTCGAGGAGGTTGGTGGTCTCGTTTCCAAGAGCGTTCTCCAGGGCCGTGAAGAACCCTACAAAGCCCTTGGTGAGCTCGCTGACTTCCATGGCATTTGGAATGCCGTAGACCGTATCCACGTCAAATCCAACTACCACCTGACCAGTAGTAGGGTCTGTCCTGCGTTCTCGTGCCTGAGCTGGGTTGATGTTCTCAAGCTGAGTAATGAGCTGGGAGACTTTCCTCTGAATAGCAGTTCCAAGAGCCGTCCTGTGGAAGGATACCTCGCTTCGGTTCTTGAGGTTTGGGGCTTGTGCTTCCTCGGCCAGAACGACGCCATTCAAGTTCCGAATATCTCCTCCCAGGTCGGCAATGATTCCATCGCAGAACCACTTCGGTGCTTGATCTTGAAGGATTGAAAGCAGGAAATACTGGAAAAGTAGAGACTTCAGGGTTGAGTCCGACGATGCAAGCCTGACAATGGCCGTCATTGCAGCATCGGAAACCCTGATCCCATAATTCCCTGTGCCAGTTGAATTTCCAGTGAGATTTGAACGCAGCCCGCTCAAACCACGAATGGCGGCGGACATCAGTTTCTTGAACACCCCGACAGAGCTCAGAGGGGAAGGGGCATCTCCGAAGTCAAATACGTTGTTCACGACAACAGCAGAGTTGTCGACTGTATCGGAATACTGCTCAACGTAGGTTCGAAGCGGCTGGAGATTGAAGGATGAAAGGGAATCGACCTTCAAGATTGAGTCAACAAAGAAGGTAGACCCTGGGATGTAGACCTTCTGTGTGGCGGCGTTGAAGTCGATGTACTTCGTCTCGAATGGCAGAACAGCGCTCCCTGGCGTGTCATTGACGACCGTAAGAGAAGCAAGGGAATTTGGGCCTGTTACTGGCTCAAAGATCGTAGATCCAACTCCACCAAGGATATTGTCGAAGGGCGATCCATCGGTGGTCGTGGCACCGAACTTCTGACGGAGGATATTGGTTACGGTGGAACGTCCCAAGCCTCTAGAAACCCTGAGCTCCTTGGAAAGAAGAGCAAGGAGGACCTTGATCCTATCGTCTGGGGTTTGAGGCAAGGCGCTGTTGAACCTTCCAAAGAAGGAAGGATCTGTAGCGTTCACTGCCGGTCCGAAAGACCTGATTGTGTCGCAGGTGAAAGAGAAGCCGTTCCTGGTGTTGTACGACTTGTCGATTGCCACAGGGCTCAAGGATGCTGCACCATTCTCGGTCCTATCTGGGTCTGTGAGGTTCAGAAGGTTCATGGAATAGCCTTCTGCCATCGACCTAGTGTCGAACACGAGTTGCTGTAGAACCTTGGTCCCGGAGAACCTGTTGAATGCTTCCTTCGAGAAGAGCATGAAGACCTGGAAGAAGTCCTGGAGCGTCTTGAAGTTCTTCAAGTCGAAGTTGGAGCTCGGGATGGATTTTACATCGAATCCATTCTTCACTGTTTCCACAGTGATCAATGAATTCCTGTAGAACTCCGCTGCCGCGTTTACCCTGTTGAAGCTCTCAGCGAACTCAGTTTGGATGTTCTGAAGCTCCCTGTTCTCGTCAGAGCGCTGAATAGCATCCATAAGCTGAAAGAGGGTTTGCTCTCTCAGATGACGAGTTTGGTATTGCATCTCCATGAAAAGGCCATTCTTGTTCATGGAACGTGTGTCACCTGCGTAAACAGGAAAGAAGTCCATCAAGGCAATAATCTCGGGGCGAAGCCTGCTAATCCCGTTTGGGTCAGCAGGTTCCAGGTTTCCGTTTTGAACGGTGAGATTGGCAAGGGAAAGCGTTTCCTGGTTTGGACGACGTTGGGGTGCGATGACTGGAGTTGGAATCCTGAAGGTGCCGAGAGCTGGTGCGCTTCGACGGAATTGAACTGTTCCAACTGATTTCGGGATAACAACTTGCGTAGCAGCGGTCATCGCCCCATTCAGGACGGAGGTCACTGGGATCGAAAGGGATGGAATTCTGCCGTTCTGCAAGGATGTTGCAATTGCTGGTGGAGCAATCACAGGAGCCACAGGCGTAGGCGTTGTTGCAACAGGTGCCGCTGAGGGCACAACAAAAGGGATGGGTTGGGTCGAAATCCCACCAATCTGGAGACTGCCTCCGCGTACACCAATTCCTGTTGTGCTGCTTGTTTTCATCTTGGCTTCTTCACGATCACTTGCGGTGTCTTGGTTGTTGCCCCTAGAGTGTAGTCATAGAGGACTGGAGTAATGAGGTAGGCTACTGCACCTTCATAGCTCTCTCTTTTGTCGAGACGCTTGCTATCGAAGCTGTCAACGAATTGAATTGACTTCGAGTCAGTTAGAGCATGGGACTTGCCGACGACAGTAACCATCCCAAGCTCCTCACGGGTAACTAGGAAATGGTCAATTTCTTTCGCATTTCCCTTCAACTCCCATTGAACCAAAACCTTTCCCACGCCAATTGGAATAGCCGTTGCATTCTGGATCAACGGAGTTGACTCGGCCAAGGAAAGACGAAGGTGGATTACCGAACCAACTGTTGCTGAGGTGAATTCTGAGGAAGCGTGGTTCCTTTGCAAGCTTGCTGTGGTCACAAGATTGCCTTCTCCCAGGACGATCGGATTTTGCCACTTTGCTGGTGAGTAGGAGTAAGTCCTGTCTGGGTTCGTTGTGTCAGTTACCGTCTGTTCGAAGGTGGCCAACATTGTTTGGGAGCTCCTGAAATAGGTTGTGATTGCATACTCGTACTCACACCCACTTCTAACGGGCTGGACACCCTTTCCAGCTCCTTGAGTTCTGTCAGAAAAGTCGGAACCCATGAAAATTCCCATGTCCTCCACCTCGGCCGTGGTCAAGTTGGTTCTCTTGACGTGATAGGCCACCAAGCTTTGGAGGTATTCCCGGTTGCTCACGAGGTCATCCTGGAAGAAGCCAAGAATTCCCTGTTGGGCCATTGCCCTACGAACTTGGTCAATCTTTCCTTCTGCCACGGTTGTGGACAAAGAGAACTGAATGTCCTGTTCCAAACCGACGTTGACTGCCTTCATTGGAGATGAAGTGGTTGTTAGGATGCCGTTGGATACTGGGTTGTACTTGATCTGAACAGGTGGATTTGCCCATGCTTCAGCGCCGTCCCTGTAGATCAAACGAACGATGTACTCGTAATCCCTCTTGTCCACTGGATTCTGGTCTGTAACATAGAACCGCATGTCCGTGGTAGGGAGCTCGGGCATGAAGATCAGGTTTCCAATTTGCTCCACGTCTTCCAGGGATTGGAAGAGGGACAAATCTCTGCGGTAAACCTTCATTGCAAGAACCGACGCTGGAATGTCGTTCAGCTCCAACTGAACTGACTTCTCAACGATCTTTGCATGCAATGAGAGATAGCTCTTCCTCTTACCCGCTTTCGATCGAACAGGAAGCGCCTTGTTTAGAGGCGTGCACATGGCTGAGGAAAACTCGCTGGACTTGAACTCTTGTCTGTTGTAGACAACAGCGCGGTAGACCACCGGTTTCATTGAAGGAAACCTATCCTCGTACCACTTGGTTCCGTCCTGCTTGCGGATTGGGAACTTCGCAACCTGCACAAAGCCGTTTTCCATGGTAACTGTTTGTGTATCCACAGTTTTGCGGAAGATGATAACCCCAGCTCCATTCTCATCGACCTGCTTGATCTCAAGCCTGTTATAGCCACCACAAGGCTTGACAGTCAGGATCGGAGGAAGGGTTGGAAGTGTGGAAAGCGCGAGATTCCTGGAGTGCTGCACGAGAACAGAGGCGGTATCCACTTCCACTCCACCCATGTCGTGAAGTTGAAAGAGCAAGTAGAACTGATCGCCAACAGCGCTAGCGTCAATGAACAAGTCTTCCTCGACTACAAGGTCGTTGGTTCCCTCTTGGAAGTCAACCAAAACCATCTCATCGTTGGCAAGACCAAGCTGGTCGGAGGGCTTGGTGTTTGGCTTCATCACAGCCCCAAGGATGCCGAATGCTGCCCTTGTGGAGCCCGCCAGTACGTTCCCTGAAGCAGCCTTGGCAACGCCTCCAAGCGATTGGTGGATGCCATCCTGGGCCTTCTTGGTGTCGACAACCTGATGTGTCTTCTGGCCCACAGTTGCCGGGTCGACCCCAAAGCGAAGGAGAAGGATGTTGGCGTTCTCGCTGGGAGAGATGCTTGAAACCGAGTTGGCTGTTGGCTGGAAGAGAGGTGTCTGCAAGACCGGTTGGGAAACGTTCTCTCTTGTCAGGTCGGCGGCCTTAACCAGTTTGTGTCCTTTCCTTTGAAACAGCGTTGTTCCCTGCTTGAGGTTGTCGAGCTCCCTTGTTCTATCATTTGGGAACTTGCTGGTAATGTCGCTGGTGATTGAGGTTACCAACCCTTTGGCAAAGGCACGACCAGCTTCAATCTTGCTGGAAGATTGACGCAAGAGTCCAGCAACCAAGTCCTGGCCATTGGTTCCAGAGAATGAGGAAACAGCCTTCCTTTCTGGCGAAACCGTGGAAACGCTGATCTTCGTCAGATACGCCCGCTTTTTGATGGCACGGATGGCGTTAACGGAGTATTTGATCTTGTAGTGGAACTGACCCCGAGCTGTTACTCCCACAAAGGAAGCGAAGTCATTTGGGATAGTCAAGATCCCGTTCTGTCGAGTAATGGTTACCTTCATTTAGCCCTCGAACACCAAGGTGAAAAGGTTGATGAACTTATGGACCCCGGCATCGTCGGTGAAGACCTTCCCAGCAAAGAAGACTCTCTTGCTTCTGATAGGGCGAGTCCTTGGATCTTTCTCCTGCCTCTTCCTGTCCGACTCAGAGATGTCCTCCCCACGGATGTTGAAGAGACCAAAGTCGATGATGTCCAGCTTGACAATCTCGTTCTGTCCTAGCTCAAACATCTGACACACGAGATTGTTGGCTCGGGAAGTCTCATCAAAGGAAACTTCGGTGGAATATCCCTTTTTGGTTGCCACATCCAATTCCTTCTCAACATCATCGAATGTCAACTTTGGACGTTGATTCAAGATAGGGTAGTTCCCAAGCAAGTTTACCGTGGAGTCCCCAGGGCGATACTTGTTGATTGGAGGAAGGTATTGGAAGTTGGGGAGATGACTGAGCTTGGAGTCAATGAAGAGTCCATCTGTCGTCTCCACACTCGATTCACTTCTGTCTCCTGGGGCGAATGGCGAGTCGTCAGAGATTCTGAAGGCCACCTCGCTCTTGTTGACCAAGAAGAGCTCCCTGTTCTCATCCAAAGGATCGGGACTTCCAATGATCCTGTTCTTCTGGAAAGAACCCAAGGACTCGCTGAGGAGGGTGTTTGCCATCGAGGAAAACACGTTGTTCTCGGCTGGGAGATAAACCCTACCAGTTGTGCCAGAAAGCTCCGTGGAGGATGTCACCACGGTCATGATCTTACCGTTTCTGACAGCCGAAGTGGACGAACGAAAGTTAACCAGCTTCCCAGCATCGTCCGACTCAAAGGTAATGCTGTCCTGTGGAAGGGAGACAGCTTCCAGGTAAGGACGCCTTGTTCCATCAAGTGAAGCACTGGTGGAAAGGTCTTGGCTGTAGAAGGCTCCAGTATCAGTGAAGGAGTAGTATTCCGCCTTCATTTTCCCTGTGGCGATCTGTCGACGGCCTTCCAGGGTGATAATGGTGTCCATGATTCTTGATTTTGAGTCGAGAAAACCCATGCTGGTAAGTATCCAAGGTTAGCAAGTGCTGGATGCTATCCTCGAATACTTCAAATATCGCTAAATGGCTGTGCCGCCTTGCACTCAAAATCGTAGATCCCGGAGTCGTTCGTGTTGTAAACAGACGGATTGCTTGCAGAAATAGCCGAAGCTGATCCGCTGACAAAACGGACATTCACAATGGCACCAAGGGATTCTCTTCGTCCGGTGTTACGACCATCGGCTGAAACTCCCTCAACGTTGTAGAACTTGGTGAACTTCCTCTGCTCCAACATATCCCTGAATTGGCCAAAGCGGCTGCTCCTGAAGACGCAATCGCTGTAGAGAGGGAAACCGCTTACAACTCCGTATTTCCATCCACGAATGTCAACAGAGGAAACGTAGTACCCATTGATGACCCCAGCCGTGGAGTAGTGCTTGCTGGAGGTTACTGCGGTGACAATTGGAACGTTCTGGTAGTTGTCTCCAATGCCAAAAAGGACCTTTGTCAACTGCTTTTCAACAGGATTCACAGTTCCCCTTGTGATGCCGAAAGGTCCAGTGACGGCGGGCGGATACAGCTCGCTCGTGATGCTGTAGAACAGTTCGTCCGCTGCCGAAACGGAGCCGGTAACGTCAAGGAGGGTATATCGTACTGGCTCAGTTCCACCCTTTCCGCCAACTGGCTCAGTTCCACCCTGTCCGCCAACTGTATCAGGTCCAAGGATGCTAACCCTGGGCATGATGAATTCGACGGTTGTCAAGGAGCTGGATGGAACAGAGGTGACATACGTCCCGTACCTTACACCCTTGCCGGAAGCCAAGGTATAGGACTCGGAGATTGGAACGTAAACGTTATTCTTCCGAAGGCGTTGCTCCATTAGTCTAGGGATATCCTTGTACCTCTCCTGGAATGGGAAGGTTGAGGTCCACATGGTATCGGCGATATTTGTCGCGTTATCCAGGTGAGAAGCTGTCACCCCATAGGTTGTGTAGATCAGCTTTCCAACAGCACCGCTGATAACCCAGCTATCTCCGTCAGTAATGAGAATTGGAGCTGGCCCAAGCTCAGCCTGTGCCGATGCAACTTGTCCCCCGTTCAGGAGATAGCACTGGTATGGATCTGGCAAGATCGTATCTTCGTATCGCTCAATGCTTGAAGCGAATCTCCTGAAACGGAAACCAGAACCCAGGCTCCTTGTACGGTTTGCTCCGCTGTAGTCTCCATAGGTTGAGTGCAACTGGGCCAACCTAACTTCATTGGAACCGCTGGTCTGCAAGGCAATGATCCGCCTTGTTCCGTCAGCAAAGCTGCCAGAGAAGATCGCGTCAAGGTAGGAGCCAGAGTAAGCTACATTTGGCTCAACTTCGAATTGGTCGAGGGTTGTCATCCGATCACCTCATGGACACTGACCGAAGTCAAGTGTTGGTTAAGAGTGTCGTGGTGCTCTTTACCTTCCCGCACCATAGAACCGTAAATTACGATCTTTGCAGGTGCAGCAGCGAAGGTAAGGCTTGGCCCACGGGTGTTGTAGGTTGGTGAGATTCCGTTGTCATTCAACGCATTGAACAACGGAAGTTGCCAACCGAGGATCAAGTTATCCGTTGGAAGCAAGAGGTACGGATTTGGCTTGCTGTACCTTCCCAGGGAAACAACTGGGGCGTTGATGAAGTTCAAACCTGCGCTGGCCACAACATTTCCTCTATCCAAGGACCCAACGTGGTCTCGTCCGCTTGGAACAAACAGGCCATTCCTGCTTCCATTCTTGTTAAGGAGCATGAACTGAACTGAATCACCCAAACTCATCTCAGCATGGCCATCGCTGGAGAATGGGCTCTTTACCGTACCCGAGAGAGCGTAGCGTCCGCTCCAGTTTCCGTTTGTTCCTGTGAGATTCAGCTCCCTGGACATTCTCTCGATTGAGGTTGCATCGCCTGACTGGAAAGCAACAAACTGTGCCCAGGTAACAAGGTCGCGGGAGGTTGCACAGTAGTTTCCATTGATGGTTTCTGGGATGGTTGCTCCAGTCACCTCAAAGGAAGCTGTTGGGGTGTTCGTGACACGATATGGGATCGTTTGGAAACCACTGTCAATGTAGCGGAAAGGAGCACGTTGGTTGAGGATGAAGAAGGTGTTCATCGTAGCCTTGGTGCTGCCAGAACTCACAAAAGAGTTTTGAGCAAAGGTTCCGCTGAACTCCAAGACGATCTTCTCAACCAGGAATGGTTCCTGGATGTAGTCCGAAAGAGAGATTGTGTTAGAGGATGTGGCATGGAACTTTCCATGGTAAGGGAAGCCAAAGTTGCTCGTAGGAGCTCCAGCGGCCAAGTCCCTAACAGAAGCTCCGCCGTTATCAAGACCCTGGGCAAACCCAATGCACTGTTCGTCCCAAAGTTTTTGCAGCCCGGAAAGAGTGTTCGCATAGGTTCCGAACTCCTTCCCTGTTCCAATTCCCTGCCACTTTTTCAGGTCCTTGTTCCAGTAGCACATTGGGTAGTTGTTGGAGCCGCTGGTGTAGTTCTCGATGTAAACCGAGTGGACAGAGTTCGGAGTGAGGTCAATCTCAATCTTGGTTTTGCTCCAAAGAGGCTGATCAAAGCCCTCTCCAATGTCAGAAACCTTGCTGCCCGTGGCATAGAAGACATTGCCCTGGGATTTGCCGTCAACCGCTGGGTTGTTGCAATCCCTGAAAGGCTGAATGTCCTGGCCTGGAGTGTACCTGACAAATGAGTCCCCAACGCCCTTGCGGACGATTCCAGAGATCACCAAGTCAGTGGTCATCTCGGGATCATCAACGAACGATCCGTACGCATCGTAGCGTTTCAGAGCTGGGTGAGAGGTGTGAAGCCCAGCGGGCATCATCACTCCAACGGAAGCAGATGGGACTGTTCCGTCGTAGAGGTACACCGCCTCGGCTGCCGTGATTGGGCGATTTGCAAAGACGAATTGGCTGTAGTACCCATCGCCAACAACATCATTTCCAACGTACCCAAGGGTGTCAAAAGCAGCCCCCAGGTGGATGGTGCCAGAGTTGGTTGGAGCACCCGAGAAGCCTGTGTTCACAACCGGAATCATGTCAATGGCCACACCATTGACATACACGGTAGCTCCCACGTCGCTGTTGCTGTTTCCCGAGACAGCTACGGCAAGGTGATGCCACTGCTTATCAGCAAAAGCAGGAGTTGAAGATGAGAAAATCTGGTACTTGGTTGGGCCGGAAAAGAACCCAATAACAACCTCTTTCGTCGAAGCTCCAAGCACCTCGAAAATCGGAATGGAGTTGTTCGTTCCCACCCAAAAGAACGGATAGTACGGCAAGAGAGAGCTGACGTAGAAGTGCGTGGCGAGGGTGAAGTTCAACACCTGATCGCGCAGGATTTCGTTATTCCTTCCATCAGAAGATGAATAGGTTGTGAAAATGCCTGTGCCAGTACCGTCAACGTAAACAGAGTTGGTGTTTGGCCAAAGGGTTCCGCTGTTGTTGTAGTAGGACGGAAGTTGAGTTGTGCTCAGGGTGTAGTTCGAGGTATCGAACGAACCAGAGTACATTGACATTGCACTATTTGGGGTGCTGTAGATCCCACCGGAGGAGCTCTTGCTTTGGAACCTCCACCAAGAGTAAACGTTACCACCTGGATATGCTGGGCCGAGGGAGTAGTTCGAGTACGTCCCGTCAGCGGCTACAACGTTGAAGCCTTGATTCTCGGAGCCGGAAAGGTAGGAGGTGAACGGAACCGTCTTCATGTCATCAAAGGAAGACGAGAAGAACCCAGTTCGGTTGTCCGAAGCGATCCTTGTTTTCACGGGAAAGGACCCAGAAGCAGCGTCTTTTTGCTGCAACTGAACCCTTGGAGGAAGCCCTTTGATTCTCGTGTTTTTCAGAGTTCTTGCCATGTTACACTCTTCTTCTCAAGAGCCCCGAGCCCAACCACCAAATGCGATAGAATCCGTGCCGTATTGACCAGCATTCAAGCCGTAGTAGGTTGACCCAGCCGCAGAAGACTTCTGAGCATAAGGCAACATGTCTTCCTCTCCTGTGACAATTCCGGCGCTTGCAGCACTCAGGAAAGCAGCCTCGGATGTTTGCAGCCTCTTATCAGGGCTAAAGGTGTTGGCGTCGTCAAATGGGATTATCTCCTTGACAACAGGGGAAACGTAGGGGTCTCTCCTGATACCACCAAACGAATCACCGCCTTCATCAAGAAATGGACGAACCTGCGGCGTTGGACGGAGGTCGTAGAACTGCTGGATACGGCTTGAACCTCGGACAATGTAGGAATCAAAGTCATTGCCATCTTCCAGGGAACCATGAACACCGTGGGCGTAGTATGGGCCTTCATTTGCCGGACGGCGAAACGGGATGGTAAGCGGTTCAATTACCGCTTCGTTTGCTTGCGGAGCTCCGTCATTGAACTCAATTGGCCCTGGGTAGTCATTGCCCATGGAGATGTAGGCAACTGGATCGAACTTTGGGAGGTCCTCAAACTTTCCACCAAGTTCCCTTGCATTGGAGTCCACATAGCCAACGAACTGACCATAGGTCGTTACGTTGGTTGCACCATCAAGTTCACCCGACCAAATCTTTGGTTGAGCTCCCATGAATCTGACGCGGTTTGTTGTGATTTCAACACCTTGGCGGTAGTAGTCAATCGCAGAGGTGTCATAGCCGTCTGTTGTTGGCTCTGCATCTCGCCTTGGTGTTTGGGTGTCATCGAACGGAGTGAAAGCCATTAGTACCTCGCTACGTTACCGGCAATTTGCAAGAAGAGGATTGTGTCCTTCAGAGCATGGCGGTAGCTGTCTCCAAGGTAGATATCAGCGTAGTGATATTCCAGTTTTGGCCTTTCCAGCATGTGGGACTCGATCACAAAGTTGGTTCCCAGGAACTTCGTTTTTCTTGGAACCAATTGAGCGATAAAGGTTCCAATGTTGGCATCGAACCACTTGTAGAACTCGAAGAGGCCCTTCAGGTTGACCATGTCTGTCAACCTGTGGAAGTACACGTTTCGAAGGTTCTCAAGGTCTGGGTAATCAGGGGAGAACACCAGTTCTGGGTTTCCGATGATGTTATCCAAGATATCCAAGGTGGAGAACAGGTTGATCATGTCCTGGTCCAAGGC